ATACGCAGTTCCAGACGAACTATTGTCCTTGATTTTTGACGTGCCAGGGAACAACACAGGCCATGTACTCCCAGCAGTCAGTGCGTATGAGAGTGGTGTCTTAGTCCAGCCCGACCCAATAAGACCACCAGTACACAGATTACCTTGACTCGTCATGTAAACAACATTATCAAAGCCAAGAGTAGGTGCGCTTAAAAACCCATCATAACTAAGAGTAGCAAGACCGCCTTTACTCTGAGATACATTAAAGATCCCCGCTGTTGGGAATCCTGCTGATGCTGGGCTTTCGTTCGTCTCTAGAGTCGTATATAGCGCACCGAGAGTCCTGCTCGGATCATAGTCAGTAACGGGTCTACCGTCCATAGTTGACTTAGTAGTAACTGCGTTAGCAGCACTGTACAAAAGAGCAGTCTGGTAATAGCAGTCTACGAGAATGTACTGATAAGGCAATAGAGTAAAGGCATCAGCACCATCACCATTACCCCACCCCAAAAGGCTCACACTGCCATCAGCACCAGGACTCGGTGGAGGTACAGTCACCTGAACACCAGGATTAGTAGCAGGTCCCGTTATATAAAACACCGGACGGCAGTCAAAGTTTCCTGCATTGAGAAACTCTCCTTCATCACCAAGACCAAGACGAAGCTCTTGGGTTGGGCCGTAGAATCGAGGATCCGTGGCGTGCAACATCACTTGAAGGTCTTGCGCTAAGTTACCCAATGAGTAAGTAATGTCGATCTTCCATGACCGGTTACGAGGCCGAGCCATACAAGCTAACGTACCAGTAGTGTCGGGAGGAACAGCAGTTAGTGTTTCCCAATAGGGCAAGCTAAAGAACAATGGTGTCTCTATGTTTGCTTGAGGACCAAAGGCAGAACTGAGAGTAAGGAGGTTCTCCTGAAGGGTTGTATCACCTGTAGCTTGACAATCAAACTTCAGTGTGATGTCACGACCGGCCAAGAAGTCATACCCAATAAACTCCCCCTGATCCCTTGGTCTGCCCGAGTCACCAGTTCGGATATTCTCAATATCTAACCCGTCAATCTCTTTCCAGTTGACACCATTAGAACCAACACCAAACGTCTGTCCTTGAAAGTAAAACTGATATGGCTCTAGTGCAGGAATACCGCCATAAGAACTAATGATAGGGAATGACATTATCGTGCTACCTTCGTCCTCATATGCCACGACACAGCAGAAGCAACAGCCTGAGCATCCGTGGGGTTAATCCCGGTTATCTCAATATGTACACCTGACCCAGCAAACTCTGTATTAGCTCGGGCCTGCTCAATAGATATAAGAGCATTCGCCTTAGCTTCAGCTCTCTGAGCATTGTCCTTTATGCTAGCCAAGAGCTTTTGAGCATTAGCGTTAGCAGTATTAGCAGCATCTTGTGCAATAGTTGACGCTCGATCCGCTATAGCGAGAGCCTGTCCTTGCTGAGCCTGAGCACCTGAAAGCCCGGTAGCAGTCTGCACTTGCTGCAAAGTAGTTCCACCCTTTGCGGCCATGTCTGACAGTTTCTGCTGTATACCTATAGGCAAGTCAGTAGACTTCTGCAAAGCAGCAACCTTCAGGCCAGCCGCCGCAACCGCAGCATCCCCAAGTTTGGTAGTTTGAGCTACAACAATGGACTGCGCATCTTCTTTAGCTTGATAACTTGTGGTTATCTGGTCAAGAGCAACCTTATACCTTTGAGCAACAAGGTTCAATCCATACAAGCCACGCTCCCCGAGAATGTCAGCCTTTGTCTGTGCTTGGTTTGCAATCAGGTCAGACTGAGCCGTAGCCTTTGCAGTAGCCACAGTGACTGAATCATTGATCCCCTGGACGACCTTAGCGGCCATGTCTGAGATAATCGCAGTCTGGTCCGTGTATTGTGTAGTGGCTGCCTTAACCTCGTCATTAATACCGGTCTTCACAACATCCACTTCAAGTGCCCCATAATATGCTAACTCGGCTTTGTGTGTTGCAATGAGACTGTCAGCTAAGGACTTAAGACCATCCTTCTGAAGAGTAAGCAACTCCTGCTGGTATGCCTTTGCACCGGCACCCTGCAACTCTGGCTTCAATGATTGAATGGTTCCGGTCTGGAGTGCCTGTTGCATAGCTTGCAAGAAACTTAGTCCGGCCTTCACAATCGGATTTTCCACATAGCCAGCAGTACCAGGAGTTATAGACTCTTGGTGCTTAGCCGCAGCGGCGGCGGCAGCGGCGGCGGCTGCCGCTAACTTATCCGTATATGCAGACTCAGCAGCAGTAGGCACACCACCAGCACTGTGCATCTCAGCAGTGTGTATGTTCTGGGCACGCTCTCGGTATGGGCGCATTGCCCTTTCCTGTGCATTGATTAGCTGTTGCTGAGGAGAACCTGCTTCTGCCTTCACGAAATCAGCCCTGAGTGGTCCAGAATACTGATCTATTGTGTTCTTTATCTGAGCTTGCTCTGCTGCAACGGCTGCCTGCATACCCATATAGTTTCCAGACTTCTGTGCAGTTGAAAACTTATTAGCTTGAGTTTGTGTGTAATAACCTGCTGCAATACGAGCCTTGTCATTAGCAATCGACTCAGAACCCCACAACTTTATCAGACCACCAATAGCTATAGCAACAAGAGCAATAGGTCCAAGCATAGACATTGTAGCAGTATTAACTACCTCAGCCGTTTTAGTTGCCGTTACACCTTCTACCACCAGAGCACCATCAACCGCACTTATGGATGTAACAACACCAGCATTTGCAGCTATATTCTCTGCATCAAGAGCGGGCATACCTTCAAACTGAAGCTGAACTGTTGACACACTGAGTGACAACTGTTCATAGGCACCTGCTAGTTCTTCTGTCGAAGCAGCGTTTGTAACTGTTGCTCCATCATTAGCTGCTAATGCCTTACTCAAACCTGTAATAGCAACGGCTACAGAGTCAGTATTTGCGGCCTGTGCCCGAGCCTGCAATCCGAACCAGTTCATCCGACCACCAGCCGACAGCAACTGAGTACCAAGTCTACCAAGAGCACCAACAAGATAGTACCCAATCGCTATGACAACCGGACCTATAGTTATTGAAGCAAGGACAATCGCAGCACCCTTATACTTCTCGAACCAATCTATAACCTTAGCCAGAATAACCTCAAGATGACTAAGAGCACCAACAACATCTCGACCAACAACAATGCCAAAGTTATGCATTTCGGCCCGACCAGCGGCCACTTGTCCAGCGAATGTCTTTGAAAATGCCTCAGACGCACCCCTAGTACGATCACGGAGAACTTCAAGAATATGAGCCACTGTACTTGTTGCAACCTGCAACTGAACCTGAGCATCCTTGAGTTGCAATGATGCTGTGGCATAGGCGGTTGTATAAGCAACTCCCTCTAACATACCAGCATTGTGCTTCTGCTGAACATTACTTAGAGCCTGCTCTGCTTTAGCAACAGCCTCATGGGAGGTCTGCAAGGAGTGCAACCGACCTGAAGCCACATTTATGTTAATACCCCATGAGAGAAGTGTCCTAGTCGATCCACCAAACACATGGTCTAGAGCGTCAGCCGCAGCACTAAGAGATACACCCTTATACCTTGCCAAGTCTTCAGCAAGTCCCATGTCATTAAAAGCTTTATGAGAGTTACCAAGAGCCATAGTAAGGTTGCCCAGAGCCTCATTAACGTCCTGAGCATTGTACCCAAAGTGAGCGGCAGAGCTTTGTGCTTTGCCTAACTCACCAGCAAACTCAGTCATGTTAGCACCGGTGTTCTTAGCCACAGTCTGCAAAGATATGAGGGACTGTTCATACTTGTCCCACATCCTTACACCCTCGACCGCCATGACAGCAGCACCGGCAATACCCGCAGTAAAGGCAATCTTACCAACAGACGCCAGCATTGCCTTAAGACCTTCAGCCTTAGTGGTGGTGGCCGAGAGTGATGCTCCCATCTTCGTAAAGACGTTAGAGAATGGAATACCCATATTTGACATCTGGGTGCCAATACCAGTAAAGATAGATCCCATCTTGTGGGACATACCAGTCATGGAAGTCTCCATGTCCTTAGCAGCCTTACGACCAGCGCTGCCCATATGATTAGACATCAAGTCACTATCAGCGACCACCTTGTCACGAGTGGCGTCGAACTGTGTAGCATCACCTAAAATATAAACGGTAATATGAGCGGCCATCTTATGCCTTATCAAACATCTCTTGCAGGGCAACGGACATTACAAGTTCTGCGTCTGCACCAACCTCTTGGGCAGCTATCTCAATGAATGGTTTAGTGTTCTTTTGGTCAACCCAGTGCCAATACTTCCTGTTTATATTTGGGTCAGGAAATACAGGGTGCCGGAACCTACCACTAAAGCCCGCCGTGATAAACCGACCTGCATCGTTATATCCAGCAGGAGCACCTAAAGCCTTAACAGCAGGAATAAGCCCAGACACAACAGGACGGATATACCCATACCCACGCATGTTGTGAGGCTCGTGGGCCATAGCAAGTAGTGCGGCATCTCGTGCTATATCCCTGAGAACTTTATTGGTGACACGACGTGTGCCAGACTTAACCACAGTCATGTAGTCCTTTAATCCCCTAGTGTCTACCCGTATAGTACTTTCAAGCATTACCTAAACGCTTTCTGAACATTAGCTCCTACCAAAGCAGGGAATATCTGATCCCAGTAAACCTCATCTATATAGATGGCCCATCCGGCGTATTCGAGGAATGGTCTACTTTCTGCTTCGTTCGGCCCGATGTGGAGGACGTAGGAGATTTGGGGCTGGTATCCGTACCAGAGGTCATCGGGATCGCCGTCAAGGAGCTTTCGCCACCTGACGGCAAAGTGGGGTCCATTGTCTTTTGTTCCCCAGTGTTTGGGTCAATAAGAGGAGGAGGCTCAGGTTCATCTGGTTCCTCAGGAATCTCCAAGTCATACGACTCAAGAACTTCACCTACAGCAAAGTCAATAGTCTGTGGAGTAGCAACGGACTTGTCATTAGGTCCACCCCACACAATCCAAGCAACACAAGCCATAGCATCAGGATCCCCCTGGAATACCGACATTGTAAAACTAACCAAGGTACCAAGGGCCGGATACCACCGCTTAATCTGACGAAGTGTCTTACAAGTCAGGTCCTTCTGAAAGTCTAGAGTGTACTCCGCACCATCAATCACAAGATGACAGGGGGGCAGTACCGCCCTATCTCTCTCGGCTTCAGACACAAAAGAGCCAACGAGTTCCCCGACTGAAAAGTCAGGAAGGCTCATAGGCTCTCGTGCATTCTTGACACCAGCCTTGTGCTGAGCAACCCAAATGACGCAAGCAAGTGCATCAGGATCGCCCATGACAGCAGCGGAAGTCAGTCCATTGTAAGTCCCCATGGGAAGACCGAACCATGCTTTGATATGGCGCAACTCGGAGATACCAAGGTCACGCTCAGGAGCAAAGCTATACTCCTTGTTCTGAAAAGTAAAAACGGACTCGGGCATGTCTAATCCTTTCGTAATCAGGAGTATAAGTCTTATACTATAAACCCCCTAAACCCTTATATTCTTACCAGCCAGTGTCGCCAGTAATCAACTGGGCAGACGGGCTAGTACCAGCATTACTGATAGCACCCTTAAGGTTAATGGTGTTATTCACAATGTCCACACCTTTGAGCGGAGCTTCACCACCACTCTGAATGAGAAGTTCTGGCAGTGTGATGCCAAACGTATCATTCAGGCCGGACGTAGAGATGGCGTTACCAACAGCTGTAATCTGAACAGCCAGAGCACTATGTGGCAAGAAGGCATCAAAGATATTACTCTTAGCTGTAGGTGTATAGTCCATTTCAAGAGCAACCGCAATCTCGATAAGACCGTTAGAGACTGGTTCCTCCTTATACTGTTGGCCGACATAGATACGGTCCACAGCCAACTTAGGAGTAAACGTCACGGTAACCTTACGACAACCATCAACAGCAACCCCACCTACCTTAAAGAGAGATGAAGCGTTAGGCATTGTAAAGGGCACAGGACCAGCAGGCTCTGTTCCAATAAATGCCGGAGTCGAGGGAAATGCTACATAGCAAAAGTCCCAGTCATAAGCAAATGTCACCATGTTGTCACGAGGGAATACCCACTCGGCCTTTGTCAGCTTACCAGCATGGTAGTCCTGATAGTGGAGAGTACCATCAGTTGATGGAACACCTAGTTCCATATCAACCCATGTACCATCCTGCACATACAGACCACCCGAGCCAGAAGCACCTGTCGCACCACCCTGCATAAGAGCATAAGCAGGAGAAGCAGCCACAGCAAGACCAGCCGCTGGGGTATTAGCCAACCCACCAAATGCCTGAGCAAGCATCAATGCCATTCCAGTGTTCATGAAATCACCAGTCATAGTGACCTGAGCATCGAGCCATGTAGTCACGTTTGCCGAGCCAATGTCAATCACACCAGAGCCAGACACGTAACGAATATATGGGCCACCCTGCACGATGTGAGGGTTCCATACACCCTCTGCCGACTTGACAGGAACACCACGAGTAGGTGCCATGAAATAACTAGAGTTGTAATACTCTGAAGGCCCGGTAGCGCCAGATGCACCAGAGCCTCCAACACCTTCGTCAGAACCTTGAGCGATTGCACAGTACCCGCCCAAACCCGAACCAATGCCAGACATAATGTCTCCTTTACTTACGCCGGAACAAGATATGCCCGGAGAGAAAATGACCAATCCAACTTGCCCTGCCAACCAGCCTGAGAACCACCAATGTTACCAGGAGTTCCCTGATAATGAGCGTAACCTAACTTAATCTCAAATGGGTGCGGATCACCAGTTATACCAAGAACAGGAATACCATTACCACCCCTATTCTCCACAACAGACTTCATCACAATGTCAGTGAAAAGACTGTACGTTTTCGACATAATGTCTGTAGGAACATTTTCACCAGCATCACCAGTGAAAACTGTACAATAGCCCTGAAGCTCATACGATTCAATCCACTGGTAACCCATAGCTTCTATATCGAACACATGGTCGAAGATACCAGTAAAGAGGATGTATGAAGCAGGTTCAAACTGCAACAGTTCGTACTGTGCTGTATAGACCGGAGGGTTTTCAGCCGCCGCAGCCGCAGAAACAAATCCCCACAGTGCTGCATAAGATGCCGGTGCTGTCGAGGTAATCGTGGTCATGTCTTTACCCGATCACTGGCAATCGGAAGCTCTCGAACACTTCAGCAATCCTGTTTGGAATGCCAGGCCATAGATCACCAGAAGCCTGTTGATTCTGCCCATACTCGGCTGCATTCCCGGTAAATGTCCTTGAGGCTTGGTAAGTATTCCTAAACCAATAAGCCACCAAGTCAATAGTAGCCACCCACACATTAGGCGGTATAGGATCATAACCAGCTATGTATGTTACCTCAATGTTCCTTGAGCCAGGAAAGAATGGTCGAGGCCATGAGTACCCTGCGAAAGTACGCATAAGCTGACCTGTCCGGTAGTTCACCTGAACACCATCAACTGGGTTCTCAGGAGTAGATTCTGGCAGTTGCACAAAACCACCCGTACTCATCCACTCTTGACACTTTACTATCTTGATGATAGGTGAGTAGTCAAGTTGAATGTACTCACCAGACCAACCACTATACCGGTTAAACATCTCAGTAGGACAGAGCGGTCTATTAGCCATGTCCTGTCCGGTCCAGCAAGCAGCATCTATAATGCGCTGCAACAGTCCAGAGATTTCCGTACCAGGTGTAGCAATACCACTCGTAAACTGCAACCAACTTAGAACCTCTGGCATGTCCAAGAATGTCGTCCATTGCACTGACCCTGCGGGGTTTCCTGTGGGGCTAAACCCCATAGGTGTGCCTGGCATAAGGGATGATATGTCAACAGTCCGGACAGGATTTCCAGACGAATCAAGAGCTGGTATCTGGATAGAATAGTCTCTTTGCTGCCCCTGCGACAAAGAACTGATTGAACCTCCCGAAGCTCCCAAAGCTCCCGAAGCACCGACAGTACCTACCGTTCCATACAGTTCTTCAGTGACCTGATAGAACGTACCCTGAGGAACGGTCGTGCCATCCGTGTTAGCAAGGAATGTCTCTGAAAATGCACCATTACTATCTAAGACAATAACCTTAGAGTTAGGGATCACAGTCAAGTCCGTATTAGACATAACTTGACTCAGGGTAATCGTAATAGTTCCTGCCATAGGATTAAGGCCGTCAGTGTACTTACCTGTCAGCACTACACTAGTAAATCCAGCCATTTAATCCTCGGGATCAGTGCTCGTTACTGCCTTCTGTTTTCCTCTATGGGCCGTAACTGCACGCTCAATAAGTCCAACATGCTTGCCTTCAGCCCTATCAATCTCGGCCTGAATCTCGTCCACCTTTTCAGGATGACGCTCTAGCTCTTTCCTCAGACCAGCAAGATATGCTTCTTGACGGTTCACTACGGTAACTCCTGTGTTCTGATTGAGAATAACCTTAGGTTTTGGGAGTAACTTCACTCGCTCAATCTCCACGTCAATCTCTGCGGCACGTTCTGGATGACGCCTTTTCTCTGTCTCCAATGCGCCAATGATGTTATCGGGATTCATTAGATGTCCTTTGTTCGGGCAATGGGTGTGGGGATATGTTGCCCGCCATATCCCCACACCTAAAGCATTTACCTAAACTAGCTGATTAGCTAGCAAAGGTTGGGGTAACCAGACCAGAACCCGTAATGACCGAGTTGGCATTCGGGTAACGTCCAGCCGTGTAGGAAATGTAACCATAGATCTGAAGCAACACAGAAAGCTGGTTACCATAGGTCTGCGGGAGTGCCCTAGTAATCACCGGGGACTCGAAGAGGTAGTTTTCGTCAAACTTACCGACGATGATTACACTCTGATTACCATTAAGAGTCTGAGGCAAGTTAGCGTCCTCAAACGTATTGAGGCCGGAAATCCGACGCCCAATAGCACCCTCAACTACTTGCTGATCCGTACCAAGAATGGCCACGTTAAACGGACCATTGTAGGACGGAACAACCAGCGGCCGACCGTTAGTGTCAAACTGCGAGGCCAACCACTCCCAGTATGTCGGGGTCATGAAGCAGTGTGTTGCAGGCAGGAACAAGGTATTAGCAATGTCTGCCTTAGCCTGTCCTAGCTGACCAAACAGCCCCGTAATCTTAGGACTAGCCTGAGTCCACGTAATAAGGTTAATGTTAGCGGTATTCAAAATACCCACAACATCTGGCCCGCCCGGACCCATGGGGGTCGGGGGCGCAATGCCATTACCATTAGCAACAGCCACATCAACGGCCTGTGCATACGCCTTGCCAAGGTCTGTAAAGACCATCTGGTCGAAAGCGATTGGGGACCGCTCAAGAAGCTGCAATGAAATCAACTGCGAACCGGCCTTAACCACTACCGGAAGACTGATGAACTCTGTCTGAAGGTCAACCTCAAGAACGTTAGTGTTCTCTCCACCGGCCTGCGGACCAACCGCAGTACCAGCAGTAACCTTAGGGATGTTGATGGTCATGGTGCCGTCAGGAAGTGGCTGGTTATTCTGACAATCAGCCAGTGCCCTTGCGGCCCTCATAAACGCAATCCAGTCAGCCGTAGCGAACAAGGGCGGGACAAACTCCCCACCTGCGCCGGACGAAATGGACAGCGCACGGTACGACCATGCGTGACCTCTATTGTCCTCACGAGTGTTCTTAGCCTCAATCATCTGGCTAAGAAAATAACTCTCTTCAGCACTACGAGTCACCTTTGAGTCAATAGCAACAGCCTCGACGTGGTTCTCTTGTGCGTGGCGCTGAAGACGATCATGAGCAGCAAAGTAGCGCCCACCAAGACCAGCACCAAAGCCCATGCAGGCAATGTCATACAAGTACGACTGCCCATTACCACGCTCATACACACGATGCTCAGACGTGACCTTTAGGCTTCCACCTACAGAGTTAAACTCATAAGGCTGTGGCCCATACCCGTAAGTCTCACGAGCTAGCTTAAGAGCCTCTTGTGCTCTCTCTTCCTTAGCAAGCGTCTTAGCCTGAGCAATACGGTCCTCAAGGCCCGTAATCTGCGTAGTCAGCTCGCCACGCTTGAAACTCTCTTCAGGCGTAAACTCACGAGCCTGCACCGGCTCAGCCGCAGTGGGATCCCCAGCCGCAGCCTTAACGATTCCTTCAAGCTCCGTAACCTTTGCATCACGCTCAGCACGAAGCCTCTTTACGTCTTTCTTAGACATAATAGCCTCCTATAGGCTTGTTAGTTAGTTGTTGTCTAACAAGTGGTTTCCTAAGGTCCGGCTCTCGGGCTAGAGTGGTGCGCTTGGTCCCGGCTTGATTCTTACTGGTCGTCCTTCTTCTTGTTATTCCACAAAAGAAGGCAGGCGCATAGACCTTTGCACGCCTTTACGTTAGCAACAGAGTTATCCAGTAACAGTTCTATATCATTCTCTGCAACCTCTTTAGCCTTGTTAACGTCATGGGGTTTAGGCATCACGATTAGTGTCGTGTATGTGCCCTTACCAAAACCAAGACCAGTGAGGTATGCTGTCTTGTTGGCAATGTCAGTCTTTGTGACAGTGTCCTCTTCGACACCTGTGATGATGTATACGTGGTGCCCCGCCGCCATCAGGGCAGCACAAAGCGACTCGAATACAACAGGAAAGGCATCTAGAGTACCGTCAATGTCAAAGGCAACATTCATTGCTTAGTGCCCAACAGTGTGCCAAGCACCCAACTTATCAGTGACAAACACAGAACCTTGACCACCAGTAAGGGTAGCAAGAGTTGCGCCAGTAGCACCACTAGCACCATCGACAGTAGATCCGTCACTAGTCGAAATAGTAACAGCACCAGTAGCACCACTATTCCTGACATTAACCCAAAGATCAGGAAAAGCGGGAGCGCTCGGCAATGACGGTCCAGTAGCTGCCCCAGTGGGGGCTTGGGCCTGTGTGGCTACAACGGGTAGAGGAACAGAAGGAAGGTGAACAGCAGCCCCAGGAGCCGCAACCACAACATCGCCACTCTTAGCTACATAGACACCGGTCGCACCAACTGTCACGATATTTTCTGACTGAGGGATAGGAAACGCTGGCATATTATTGCCCTTTCTACTCTACTTGGATTTATGGGAACGGAGCTTCAATAGCTCAACTTGGCGCTGAGCTGTCAAGACCGAAAGCGGTATGCTCCTGGTTCCCGCCCCGTCATTTGGCAATACAGGGTTACCATCACTCAGTTTCCCTGTGTCCAATCCACCCTGATTAGTGGACTGGTTTCCAACCGTATCAGCAGGCTCAGTAGTTCCGAGCGTAGTTGATATGGCGGTCCTGCTTTCAGCAATGGCACTACCGACAGTCTTAGCAGCATTGTCGGCCTGAGCAAGAGATTCTAGAGCACCCTTCAGGAGGGACTCATTGGCGCTAGAGAGAGTTTTACCCGCTCTAAGCTGCTCTATACAGTCTATCACACGGAAGGTCCTTGCCCTGCTACAGTACCTATATTGCTCTTGCTCTTGCATTCGCTCATCCACAAATCGGATGGCCCTCATAGCTTGCTCTAGAACAGGTTCTGACTCTATGACAATCTCTCTAGTTTCAATATAAGCATCAACAGCTTGCCTAACTGACCAAAGTGTAGCAGCACCTTCTCTACCAAGAATATCAAGCATATCTGACCTAAGACCCACAGACGTTAGCTTGTTAGCTGGTGACTTAACTACAGACACATCAAATAGCTGTAGTTCATTCACACCACGCTCTGTATATCCTTCGTTCCAGTCCTCCTTGGTAGCTCGGAATGCGAACGACTCCTTCGAATAATCACCACGCCGTATACCTGACACTAGGTTACGGCTGGATGTATTCTCGGCAATGTCAAGCCTAGCCTCATGGCGAAGGCCCTTATTGTCCTCAGCCAGATCCATAGTACGGCTGGGATCTTGGTGCCAGGACGACAACACATCCCCACGGTGGTCTACCAACAGCGGCACATAGTCAGACTCCTTCAAAGTCTTGCCAAACGCACCAGGATTGATTGTCTCTCGGTACTCTCCCATCCAGTCGGTAACGTCATAACCAGTGCCAGTAGTTGAGGGCCAGCCCACCAGTACTGCCTCAGTCAGATTATCAGCCGCTGAGCGAATAGACATTTCCCCAATGATGGGCTGCTCGACCTCACGTAAGGACCAGTACCTCTTAGGCACTGCGGGGATCTTGTCCGGCTCTGCTGACTTAGTTTCAATCGGCACATACGTAGTAACGGCCTTCACGGTACTCGCCTTTCCTAGAGTAACGGTGTTCCCATCAACCGAATAGGGGGCTTGCAACTTCTCACCATTCTGACAAAAGACCACCGAGTCGTCGTCAAAGTCCACGACATAGATCCAGTCATCCTCATCGTCCTTATCATTAAACTTCTCAGACACTGCCGTCCCAAGCATGTCCTGAAGATCACTATATGACGTGCCATCCCGAACCTGCTCGGCGTAGGTAGCCCGTAGAGCAACGCTCTGCGCCTCAGCATCTTCACGAGTCAAAACGTTACTGTCCATTGTCAATCCTCTCTAGGTAAGGCAAATGCCCCTGTGAATCATCAAATGGGATTCCAAGTTTCTTTGCTATCAGGTTCATTTCATCCCCATAGTCAAGGCGTTGAGGCTGCCCATTCTCAGCCTGAATCCTATTCATCTCAGCCAAGGCTTCAAGAGTCTCGACACTCTCTACGTCGTACGGAGTAGGATCATCCCACCCCAGCACATAGAAGTCAGCTTGCAACTGCTCGGGCTTAAGCATACGTATTCTCCTTCAGATACTTTTCAGCCTCAGCCTTTAGGCCGTCCGGCGCAGCATTCCATACGGTGAGGCTCTGCCAGTGCTGTATCCTTTGTACAGAAGGTTGCCCATAGCACAGTTGATCTAAAGTAGTGACCAGTGTGTGGTCAGGATTGCGGACATCCCAAGAGTTAAACTTAATCCAATCCTCATTGTCTATATTCATTAGTACCCCTTCAGACCTTTACCAACACCTCCGGCTGCTTCCAGGGCGACGACTCGGTAGTCTGGTGTCTCAACCTTAACGTCATCAACATTGCCAAGCACCACAAACTCGTGCTCATTCAAACAACCAAATCCAGTCCGGGGTGTTGATAGAATCTGAGATGCTGGAACCTGTGCTGTCATAAGCACACCACCATGAGCCTCACAGAACCTACTAGCCACGTCATAACTGGCTGACCACGAGGACATCGGACGCATCTGAGCAGTAGGAATAACTCCAGGGTTATTAAGGTCTGTCTTCTCAACATTCAGTGGTGTAGGTGCCTCAGTCTGTCCACGGAAGAGAGTAATCGACCCTACGTTCTGGTCCTTAAGCATCTGCTGAGTATCAGTGTACTGTGACCTGAGGAAGTCTTGCAATACCGGCCCATGCTCGTCAACAGTCTGCTTTGTATCAGACTGAATAACATACGAGGGGTTATCATTCCCCATAGGGTGGGGTGACCACTCCATAGTGTTCTGAAGACCAAACTCAGTCTTAGCTGATTCCTGAACAGCTAGACTATGAGCACTAGAGTCATTTGACGTACCAGCCCAATGAGATATAAGCTCAGAACAAGCCGCCTGCTTTAGCTCTGGTTCTCTATATATAGACAATGTCGGAGCCTCTAATAGTTGAGCATCAAACACATCATCAGGATATGCACCTATAGGAGTAGCTGCATTTATAAGATCCATTGCAGAAGAAGTACAATGATCTGCTAGTCTCGACGCCACATCCTGCTTACAGTCTTGGGCATCCTTATCACTGTACTGTTCCTCATACGAGTCCAGATCCTGCCCAACAGGACCCACTGCTGAGTCGCTTGGTCCTTGTGCAATGATGTCCAAAGCCTCAACCATGTCCGTTACATCCCTGGCTTGTGGTACGCCAGGAGTTGCCAGATCTGCCGAACTGGCTGGTGGGAAATCTCCGACTGTCGGGTTAATAGAATCTACACCCTGAGAACCTGTACCACTAACAGAGTGTCCTGAAGTTCTGTCTTCCTCGTGCGCCCACTGCATAGCCTGCATCTCAATGCTACTCACAGGAAACCCCACTTGGGACCCGAAGTCGGCAGCAGCCCGCTCATTAGCGTCGCACAAGAATGGGTAAGATCCACCCTTCCACTCAATCTCACCCTGCTTTATAACAGCAGGACTGTCATTTACTTTGCCAAAGGACGAGCATTGACCGCCCGATGCCGCCCGAACCATAACAGTATCCATTGTGGAGAAGGAAGTAGCATTAGGATCAATAATGTTATTAACAAAATCTGGACCCTTCATTGCGCCAGACTGAGCACCAAGAATGGAGTTAGTTACTGGGACATCTGGTTTGCCAAACTCATGCCCCATAGCAATCTGAATAGCCTTGTCCATACCACGTTGCCAGAAGCTCGGAGTAAGCTCCAGAGGAGAACCATCCTTTTTAGCACCAAAAGCAAGTGGTGCTGTTTTATCTGACTGCACCATCATCTTCATGAGTGCTTGAGAGGCTGAAGTCAGGTTTGGCTGCTTGGATAGAGCAACACCATTCTGAATGTTACAATCAGGAACACCCTTATCCCCGCCCGTCAACTCATTGGTCTGGTAGAGAATATCTAACGGCAGGTCTACAGGTGTATCATTAGCAACGGCCTGAGCAATAAAGTCCGTAGCGCCCATAGTTACTGCTATGGCTGTTCGAGGCATTGTCGCACCAATCATGCCTGCCACTTGAGTAGGGCTGATTGGATTAAGACTATTCTGAGTTGTGTCCGAAACTCTTTGAGCCTCATTATGATACATAGGATATGCCGTCAAACCAAAGGCAACCTCAGCACAAGTAAAGCCCTGTGCTGCCTGCATAAAGTTTGTATACATTGTATCTCTGACGGACTTATTCCCATCCTTCATACCAGGAAGCTTAGCAAGATTAGCCTCTATTAAGTCCTGTAGGTGTTGGGATAGGTTCAAATCAGCAGTAGTTGACCCATTAGTATTTACATAGGGACCATTAGGATCACTGTTAGTCTGGTAGGCCGGTCCCACAGGACCAAAGGCTGTACAGTTAGGAGCATAGTTAGCATTTGGCTCACCAAACTTACCGTTACCACCGCACGGTATTGAGGCTGTAGTTTGATAAGTCCCATCAGAATACTTACCGTGCTCATCAGGTAGACCTTTTACCAACTCTTCTTGCTTGTTAAAAATGCCCTGTGCGTTATTCCATATGGAGTCCTGATTACGCTGAACACCAAGCAAGGCAGCAGTGGCCGGATTCTCTACCTTCTGGGATGGCTCGACCACAAAGGCTACTGGATTACCAGCATCGTCCCTCTGTAGCCACCAGCCCACATACATATCTGACCGAGCATACAAGTCTGGATTAGCTTGCGTATGGTCATACATCTGCTGAGCCATGTCGTGCATGTTGGCCGTAAATGGCAACTGCTGTTGAACACCAGCTACATTAAACCCAGTCTGAGGTTGGGATCCGTCCGAAGGTTTAACCGAACCACCGTCCGGCTTCTGATTCAATGCCTGTTCAAAAGAATCAACAGTCATTTCCTGCCCAGAAGTCTCCCATGTATTGTCATTCAAATCGACAGGAGGTACATCATCAGTAGGTGGAGTATCCCCACTCTGCCCTGCATCAGCGCTCGGGTCAGATATACTTTCCTTTCCAGGCTCAAAGTAACCGTGCCAACCGTGCCCTTGTTCCTCCTGTTGGAAGGTTTCATCCCCAAGACGATAGTCAATGACCCATGGTGGTATAACAGGAACCTCCCGTAAGGAAGTATCAGTTATCTGCCAATGGAGCCGGATATGTCCACCACCCAGCATGACAAATCGGTCACTAGTGCTCTTGTCTAGAGGATCAAATGGAATGGACATCCATACAGGTTCCTTATGAAATGCTGTCACCTGTATCCAACGCTTAGTAAACACTACCGAGTTCTCCTTAGAGCAAAGCGTGGAGTAAGACTTCTACCGGCCGGAGCCGCAGCGGGTGGCGTACCTCCTGCCGGTGCGCCGGGCGCTGGCTCATTACCCGGAGTTCTAGGAGTGCTTGGATATGGCGTATTACTAGCCTGTCCTGTATCAACCGCAGCCGGTGAGGCGGACAATGCACCACCACCAGTAAGCATAAAGTCCGAGTGTGCCGAGTTGATTGGTCCCCACAAGGAGTCTGCTCCGGCCTCTTTTGAAGGCTTAAGCTTAAGGTACTCACGACACTCATTAGGTGTCGCAGTGGCGGACATACGCAAGGCATTGATAAATGCACCAAGCATTTCGTCATTCGTTTTAAATAGGTCTGACACGTCACGCCGTGCGTAGTACCCAGCAGGAAGAAGGGCTGTATACATCCTGTCTGACCTACGAACATAGCCCGACAGGGCAAACAGAGCAAAGCCCATAACCATTTCCTGAAGGCCCTTACCATACACTTCAGAGCCACCAGCGGATATATCACCAACAAGGTGGCCCGGAACACCATAGAAACCGCACAGTTCAGAGCGTGAGAAAGCCCTAGCTTCTAGAAGCTGGGCAGTCTGTGGGCTAACTGAAATCTGTTGCCACTTGGCCTTTGAGTCGAGAATGATTGGTGTGTGAGCCTGAGCCAGACCACCATGTTGTGTCATCAGCTCGCCAATAATACGGTCCTTGTCCTCCTGTTTCAATGGCTTGTCCAAAGAGAAAACACCTGTAGGGTGAATACCTTGTGCGAAGTACCGTGAGGCGTACTCATTCATGGCGATAGGTAACCCAAAGCCAACCGCCCCAATCTCAATGGGATTAAGGCCCATAATTCCACCGGCCAAGGACATCCAGGGAACATGGATTAAGTCCCTATTAGGGATGATAGGTCCTATATCAGACCCGACCCTATAGACCCTGACACCCTTAATCATATTACACTTCATCTGTGTTGGGTTCAAACACTCTATTAGGGTCGGCATATCCATTCGACCACGATCAATGATGTGGTAGTAAGCATTGCCAGCTAATCCCCATGAAGCTACCGTATTGAAGTCAAGTTGTTCACGATCAATGTCCGCACATGGCTTCACAAAGATATCGGGCGGGTCAACCTCAGGATCAGCAAAAGAGCGCCGGTTTCCTTGCTGTCTATGCACATGTATCGTCAACCCAGATAGAGCGTCACCTAACACACGGATACATGAAGCCACAGTCATGATCGAAAGAACGGACCTCTCATTGACAATGACACCTGCAATGGCTTGATTATATACACCAGGCGGTGGAATCGCAGCAGGATCACTCATCCAACCACCCCAGCCACCCGACGAGAGTGGAAAAGCTCTTTGCTGTATCTGACGCTGCCGCTGGCTAATAGTCATATTAAATCAAACTCTCTTCTGGAATCCATGTGGCTGCCCAGTGATGAACAGCATAAGCGTCAGGATATTTCTCAGG